AGAATAAACGTCATTCCATGTCAATTCATCCTCAATCCACTTTTTTGAAACTTCTGTATCTGTGTGAAGAGGTCCCGCATCTTCAGGGATAATAGAGTTAATTGTTGTATACTCTTTACCTGTACCTGCTTTAGTTAAAGACAAAGACAAAATCAAATCACGACCTTTCTCAACGTCTGTAACATTTCCTTTATTTCTCCAAATAGGTGCAATTTTATCAAATACACCATCACCTTTAGCGTTGTGTTTAAATCTCCAAAATTTTGGACCATCTTGTTCGTTCTCTCTATCAATAACTTTAACGATATAATATTTACGTGAACGATAATTTCTGGCCAATTCTTTATCTGATTCTACTCCGGTCATCATAAGACCTTCATAAACCTCATTTAAAGGAGAACGCTTACCTTCTTGTGCTGGGTCATATAATTTTACCCATTTACCATCAACCTGAACTTCGTGAAACTTAACTTCTACGAAAGGGGATGAACCATCTTTAGTGGGAAGAATACGAATTCTTCTTTCTCCACTTCCTGAACCTTTAGGAAGTAATGTTGTGAAATACTTCTTCATTCTCTCTTCTTGAGAGACTTTACTACCGTTGCCGCTTGCGGCTTGTTTGTTTTTCTCGTATTGTGCTAATACGGGATCATTAATTTCTGCCATGTTAAAAAATTTAAGTTAAAAAATGTTATGTATAAATTATAAACAAAAAAAGTCAGATTATGAAATCTGACTTGAAGTTTTTTAAAAAAATATTTTTGTTACTCGAGTGTTAATAAATAAGCGAACTTATTTAGTTCTCCTAACATTTCATCACGAATATTAAGTAAATCTGTATCTGAAGGGTCTAAAGACTCACTCATATCTCCCAAAATTTCTCTAATTTTTGATATCATTGATTTGATGTCAATTTCAGATAAATTATTTAATTCGATGTTTTTTGTTTCTTCATCTAAAACAAATCTTCCATATTTACCCATAGCAGATTCAACAAATGTATCAATGAGTGGGTCTAAAGCTTCATATAAACCACCAAAAGCTTGGTGTCTACCTAAACCTTTTGTTTGCCAGTGACATATTCTCAATTGTGCTTGTAATCCTAAAAATAAATTAACATTAGTATCTAATTTCATCTTCTTGTGCGTTTGGGTTAAAAGTATTTCTTATTGTTTCTTTAGTAAAGTCATCAATATCATTTTTAGTTAATACGTATTCATTTTTACCACTTAATTTCATTTCCTCCTGTTTTTTTGAAAAAAACTCATTTGGTTTTTGATTGAATGGGTATGAATCCAAAGAACGCATTTCTAATTTCTCTTGAGGTGTTTCTGGTTTCATGTTTTTAACTTCAGAACTCAATGAATCAATTCTATCGATAATAGAATCCATATTCTGTAGTTTTGTTTCTAAATCAGATAACTTAGTAAAAACATCTTCCATTTTATTTAAAACTGAAGTATGGTCTTGTTTGTTATCATCAATTTCTTTTTTGATGTTTTTTGTCATGTTAACCAAATCAGTGATATCTATCTCTTCTGTTTCATCAGCTGATGGTGGTGCTTCTCCTGTTGGAGGTGGTGGTACGTCACCTGCTGGTGGAGGTGGCACATCTCCTGCTGGTGGTAATTCTCCTGCCGGTGGAGGAGGAGGTGGTGGTGGAACATCTTGTTCCATAATCATTTTTTTTGCGTATTTATTAATCGCATTAAAACGATTTAATTCTTCTTGTAATTTTTGTTCTAACATAGTATTAATCTTGTAATAGTTGTCTTCCGTCTTCAGTGACGTATTTTTTATTTATTCTTTCAACGATACCGTCTTTTGACCTGATAACATAACATTCTCCGGTCTGTAAATCACATTCCTCTCTCTCCATACCATCTTGAGAGACATTTTTAACCACTTTTTGATTTAAAAATGAATCTAAACTGTTGTTTAATTTATTATTATCCATACTTTTTTTATATAAATATCTTGATTATAGGTAATAATTCTATTCCATACTGAAATAAACTACATCTCCTTCAACTAAATTTAATCTATCCATCAGTTCTTGTGACATTCCTATACCATATCCCGGAATATTCGGTCCAACATTTATTTGACCCGTTACTGTTCTTGAACCAACAGCTCCTGATACATTAAATGATATATTACTAAGTGTTGCATTTTTCTTAGGATTATAAAAAGTTGTTTTTCCAGAAATTATTTTTGACGTTGGTACATTCTTTTTACTAAATTTACATGAATAAAAAATTAAGTCCTTAGATTTATCTTTTATTTCACTCCATGGTAATGGTGCACTTTCAACTAATGACATGTTAGTTGTATCACTAATTTGATAAATAGAACTACCCATTCTAGCAACCCTTGCTCTTAACCAATCTTTATTACTATACTTAACTTTTTGTATGTATAATTCATCATTAAAACCATTAAATGGTACACCAAATTCAGTAATTGCTGCGTCTTTTATCAATTCTTCTCCAGGTAATAAACCACCCGGATCAGTTGTATAGTTACCTTTTGATGTCGACACGTTTTCGGTTGTTGATGTTTTTTTATCCGCTTCTTTTATTAACGCAATCGCTTTAGCACTAATCTTATCAAATAAAGGTTTATAACTTGACATAAAGGAGTCTTTAGGGTCAGGAAGAGATGCTACAGGTATTCTTGTTCCTTTAAATGACGTTGTTATATTATTATTTCTTATATTATGAGTAACTTCTGTAATCCAATATGACCCTTTAAACATTGGGATGTTTTTAAGATAAAAAAACATTGTGGGTTGTATCATCACATCACCCATACAAGTTACTTCACAAGAATAAGACGCTTGTCTATATATTTCAAATAAACCTATATCAACATTATATGTACCGGAACCTGATTCAGACCTTGCTAAGTTTTCCATTACAACAAATGATTCTGTTGTATTTTTAATAGTGGATTGGTCTAAAGATACTCCTTTAAATATTCCTTGATTTTGGTCACCAAAACTAACTTCAAAAGCAACGACCTTATTTGATTTCGCGAAATCGTCTTTGGTAAAAACGTCTGGTGCGGTTATTATCAATGGGTTATTGTTTACATTGGATATGTCAAAAGTATCATCATTAAACCCATATTTTTTACTTTCGGACATATCCGGGTGTTTTGATGTGGGACCAACATATTGAACAACCACCTTAGGTGATGACTCTTGATAATCAACCTCCAAAAATGTTCCAAATAAATTGGAAGCTAAGTTTTTAGATGGTGTGATTTTATTGTTATTTGGTGAAGGTGAACTACCATAAAAATTAACATAAGATGGTAATACTCTCATGTCAAATCCTGTACCTTGTATCAATACTGATAATGCGGTGTATAAATTAATTTTGTCATTTTTAGGGTCTAATAGAGAAATAAACCTATCCAAATTCAAATATGCCACATCACCAATATCTTTATTAGCTTTATCTAAAAACATAAATTCTTCCATCAATAATCTTTGACCTAAAGAATTTCCTGCAACCCATTTATCATTGAATGATTTAAAGAAATTATACATTTCAATCTTTAAATCTCTATTGTTGTATCCTTTTACAATATTTCGACCTGTGTCGGGGTTTGCTTGTAATTTAGCAAAATTACTTATCAACAATTGTAAGAATAATCCTTGTCTAATAAAATGAGGATTTGACCCACCTATGAACACACTTTGTTTTATATAATCTTGAAATGCCGTTTTAGTATTTGTCCCTCCATTTTTTATATACCCCGCATAAATTAATATTAATGGTCTGAATTGTTTTATATTATCCTCATTTAATTTAACGTCATTTATGATAAAGAAGTTTTGATAATATGAATCAATGTCTTCACCTATATATAATTTAATTAAATTTTGATTTGCTACTGTTAATTGTGAACTATCATAAGAATCGTATGAAAATGTATTTACATTATCTACTTTAGAAAAACCATGAAAAAGATGACTATCAATTTCTTTCGGATTTGCGAGTGTTATTTTTAGTACATTGTTGTTTGCCAACATATCTCTAGTTAAATCTAAAAGTTTTGTTTTTTGTTTTGTTTTAATCTGTAATATCAACGTATCTACATCAGTACTATCAGATGTTTCCTTTTTTACAGTTACAATTTCTTTTAATAGTTGTTGAAAATTGTCATGTTTTACATTACTAAACCTTTTAAGTGGTATTTCTTGTTTTAAATTCTCACTAGCAAATTCCAAAAATAATTGTTCGAAAGAATCTAAAATACTTGGACTAAACGTACCAATTAAATCAATCACTTTCCTATAATTTGTTCCTAAAGAATATTGATTATCGTCTGTTGACCCACTCACATATGTTCTTGGATATTCAGAAAATGAATTAAATGTTTTACCGGTAAATGAATTATTAATATAATCATCATCCCAAATAATTCTAAAATAAGATTCGAACTCTGTTAGGAATGAATTATCTGTTGTACCGATAATTGTCGGTAATGTAGACAATATAGGTGTGTTCTGTTTTTTATTTATATATTGATTGTCTCCATCTGATGGTAATAATGTATATCTTAAATCGTTATTATCGAACCTTGAATTATTTACGAATCCAGTCCAATATCTTGAATTATTTGATTGTTCTCTAACCCTTTCTACAAACGCACCTGCGGTATTATTTAATGAATATGATGTGTTACCAGATTCAATAACATAAAAATTGTAATCATTTACGATTTGATGAAATATCGCATCATAGTATGGATGTATACCAATATCAAATGTTGAACCTGAATATGTCACATTAAATGAAGATATCCCGGAATTAGTATTTGCTGTTACTGTAAAATTAGTGAATGTTCCTCCCGTTTGTTGATCATTAAAAAATTCACCCCCATTTAAATTTAATGTAGTTGTTCCTGTTAGACACCCACTTAATATATCTGTACCATTTTGAATGTAATTTTTATATCTATGATATATTGATCCCCATTTTAATATTAAATGATATGGTACATAATGAGTCGAACCCACTTCTCTGAATAAAGAAGAAATGGGAAACGGGGAGAAACCAAATCTATTTATGTCTT